GGAATTGCTTTCGGCGGGTTCGCCGTGGCTAACGCAGACACCCAGCCCGCACCCGCCCCGTCCATCACCATCACTACCGAGGCCCCCGCGCCGATCCAGGAGCCCGCCGTGACCACTCCCGCACCCAAGCCCACCACCGAAGCCCCGGCCCCTGTTGCCGAGCCGGTAGCACCTGTGGTTGCGCCTGCAGCGCCCGCCCCGGTCGTCGTTGAGCCCGCGCCCGTCTACGTCGCCCCCGAGCCCGTACAGCCCGCACCAGCGCCCGTATACGTGGCACCCGCACCGGCCCCGGCTGCGCCCGCTCCGGCTGGCGAGTACAACCAGGTTCAGCTCGCCCCAGTCAACGGCACGTCGGCCACTGCCTACTCCACGGACCCCAACGCGCCCGTCAACGCACCCACGGCAATGCCGGGTAACGGCAAACGCGGTTAGCGCAGGAACTGAACCGTAGCGTTTAGGTTCATCACGTTAGAGCTTCCGGCGCCGGGCCATGTATTTGTCCCGCTGGAAGCTTTTCCTGTTAAGCGGAATGTCCCACCGCCAGTAAGGCTGGTGACAAGCGAAACAACCGTGTTGTTCAACGAGATAGCCTGCCCAACAGCCGCGGACGCGGTTGATGCCCAGCCTGGGGAAACTCCGTTGATGTTCGCGCCCACATAGGCAAGGTCTGTGCTGGCTGAGTTGTTGGTCATGTTCATAGTTACGGTGAGCATGACGAGCGCTTGTGTGTAGCCAGTAGGAACGGCCACGTCAACGCCGAGAACTTCGACGTTCGGGCCGCTCGTGATTGAGATGTTCTGAATGTCGGCGTGGTAGACGGCAGGATAGACCGGCGCCTGTAGCGCCGCGTTGTCGATGATGCCGTTTGGCAGCGAGAGCGTACCCTCCACCCGCATATCCCCGGTAAAAGTGGCTTTGCCCGTCACGCCAAGAGTGCCGCTAACAGTCTCCGCGCCCTGCACATCCATGGAGCCTTCCACGACAATGCCGCCGTCTACAGCCCTGATCCCTGCCGGCGCGAGCTGGTTAGCTGATCGGAGTTGCTGCACGTCGCGTTCTAGGTCTTTGATGCGCCGAACTAGCGCGTCCTCGCTGGGGAACTGGCTGCCTGCGAGCCCTGGCTGTCCTGCCATCAGATGCCGCCTTCAATGTTGGTTACGTCGATGAGTGGGGTAACGGTGGTGTCGGTCAGTTCCCAGCCGACACAACGCGCCGTACCAACCAAGCCGCCGGGGAACTCTGGGGCCTCGATGCTGAAACCGATGTCGTCACCGATGAACCAGTCGCGTCCAAGCTTCGGCGCCTCTTCCCGGTTCGCCGTGAGTGTGAGCGCGAGGGATCCGTCTTTCATAGCGGCGAGTGCGCGTTGTGCGTGCTGCGTCAACGTGTTCACGTCCGTGATGGATGTTGAGGGAGTCCACCTGTACTCGAACCGTGGCCGCTGGTCGGTGTCGTTCGTCTGATGCGGGGACTGCGGGCGTGCGTCCTCAGTGCCAGAGCTGACCGCCATGACATCGTTAGCGCCCTCATCAGCCCCGTACCCCTCCACCAGTTCAGCGTCCGTCACCGAACCGGGCAGGTAGAACTGCGCGTTAGGGTTCAGGCCAGCCGGCGGGGGTGAACCGATGCGGTCACCAACGGTCAGCACAAGCCCTAGCTTCTGCTCGTCCACCCATTCCCAACCGATAGTCCATTCAGGCCCGCCAAGCACCCCAGACAGGTCAGACAGGACCGAGTACAGGGTCTTGTCTGACGAGTCCAGATAATTACGCTCCCGCACAACACCGTCGCCGCCAACAATCTGCACCCGCAACGGCAGCCCACGCTTCGGGCTGTAACCGTTCTGCACGTACTGCTGCACAAGGTACTTCACTATCCGGTTCTGCTCGAAGTTCATGCCGATAGTCCCGACATACACCCGGTCCATGTAGCCCTCAGCCGTGACCAAGGACATCTTCACGCCCGCGCCGGGGACACGATTACGGCGGACCACCATGCCGCCCCAGAGTGGCAGGCCGCGGGGCTCGTTCGGTTCCGGCTCACTAAGGGCCACCAGGAACGTTGCGCCGGGCCGTGTCGCGTTCATCCAGTTAGGCGGCGGACCATCATCCCCAGCAGGATCCCAAGTTGGCAGACTCGCCGTCTGCGACTCGTACCGCATAAGCGTCTGCTTTAGAGCGCCATCTACCCGCAGCGTGGGGAGGTCGGCAATGACGGCGCCCGTATTGGCGTTTACTGATATCCAAGACAGCGCCATCAAAGCCACCTAACCTAGTTGTTTGTTGAGCTTGTCCGTCACTGCCTGAGCGGTCACTTCCGGGTCAACTGTGGAATACACGTTGACCACGGGCGCCGTTGGTGAGTTTGGAGTGTTCGGCAGCGCGAGGCCAGCAGCACCAACACCAAGGACCGCCGTCACCACGTTCACAATCAGCGGGATAGCGTCACCTGGCACAAGCCGGAAGAACTGCAACAGCGGGATAGCCGCGAGCACGATGCCGTAAATGTAGGCGCGAGTCTTCGGATCACGGATGTTCACTTACTTACCTCCCAGCAGCTTGACCAGTTCGTCACGGACAGCCTGCGCGAGGCCGGCAGCGTTGATCTGCTGGGCCAAACCAGCCGGACCCTGCAACACCAGCGCACGGGTAGCCGCAGCCTGGAAGTCGGCGTAACCGGCCATCGTCGCCAGCGAGGTTGTCTGCCCCGTGTCCTGCCCCGTCACCGGATCCTTGTACGGGACCTGAGCCGTAACCACAGCCTGCGGAACACCCGCCAGATCCTTCTTAGTCGCTGCGTTGTCAGAGAGCGCGGTAAGGACCTTCTTAGCCCACTCCCATTCATCCTGTGGAACAGTAGCCATGTCGTCCTCCTGGACTGGTGTGATTGATTCGCTCGCATAAGACAGCGAGCTAGAGAACAAGGGTTCGGGGTCGATGCGCCCGTAAAACGTGGAGTTCAGAACGTAGCCATCGGGCAGGATCTCAAAGTGCAGGTGCGGGCCGGTTGAGCCGCCCGTGTTCCCGGACAGGATGAACACCTGCCCCTCACGCACCCGGTCACCCTTGGCGACTTTCGCGGACTCATCCGAACAATGCCCATAGATGCCGATAAAGGATCCGTGGTCGATGACGGCGTGATACCCGGCGAACGACGGCTGAATCCACCACGGATTCTGGTCATACGTGCCGCCCATCCAACCGATATGCAGCACCGTCCCATCGGCCACAGCACGGACAGGCGTACCAACAGGGCAGGCGTAATCCTCGCCGCTGTGACCGTCCGGCTGATAGTTGCCGAACGTCTGAATCAGCCACGAGTTCCAGGGCAGGTTGCGTGTCGGGTTGTCCCCGAAGCGTTGCGAAATCTCGGCGGCTACTGGTCGGATCATGGGTGACTCCTAGTCGGGTCTACCGGCTGCGGGTGATCCTGCGTTGCGCGCCAGTACCGGAGCTGCTTGGAGATGATCGTGTACCCGTTCCAAGCGATAGCAGCGGCCACGATGCCCAGCACGGCGTCCTCAACCCAGTCCGGCTGCTCACCAACAAGAGCCTCAACAAGGAAGTGCCCAGACAGCAGCACCAGCGAAGAGAACAGGATGAAATACGCCTTGCCCGCCCGCGTTGTCCACCACGGCGCCACAATGCTGTACGCGCCCAACGTGAAGACGCTCAGAACAAAAATTGCAAACACAAGGATGCCGGTCATTTGTTACTCCAGTTTAGGTTTTCGAGCGACTGCCCAAAATGGTTACGTTGCCGGATCTGCCGCAGCGTCTCGGCTAACGAAACAGCCTCAGCGTGAACGTCGTTGGCTGTCTCTAATTGGCGGTCAGCGCTCTCACGCGCCTGCAACGCCTCCAGCAGCGCCGGATTAGGATGTCGGCGCTTCCATCTGTCCCATATCACTTATCCACCCCAGCCTTCTCCTGGATGGTTGACATGACCTTCTCAACGGTCTTGCCTACACCCTCTGCAAGTACGTGGATCGTTTCGGCCTGCTTGTCGATGGTGGCTTGCTTCTTTTCCGCCGCGTCCCGCCAATACTTCACCGTCTCCTGTTCAGCGCGGACCCTGCCAATGGGCACGATGCGCTCGAAGAACAGCAGCAGGACCAGCAGGATATAAAGGCCCACAGGGGTTAGCGTTTCGATACTCGGCACCGGGAACCCATCAATCACCATTTGGGCACTCCTGTGGTCGCGCTGTAACGTGTGGTCTACCCATGCGGGCAACGCCTCCTAGATAGGCTGTTCGTGTGGGTAGTGTGGCGATGGGGCTGCAACCTCATCGCCACACGGCTAAATCGTCCCGCTCGTCTGGTAACTGAACTCGACTTCAAAGAAGCTGCCCGACGCCGCCGATACAGGCACGTCACCGGGGGTCTTCACAGGCGAGGACGCGATCCACACGGACGCTGCCCCGGAGTTCTGAAACACCAGAAGAGGCTGGATGCCAATGCCACTAGCCGGGGTGTAAGTACCATTCCCAAGGTGGAACGTTTCGGAGCCCGCAATCGGGAAGCCCGGCGGCAGCGGGCACTTCACCACACTGTTGCCGATCACACCGCCCGCACCGAACATGGCTTTAGACCTGACCGTCACCCGGTCACCATCAACCCAGTACGTGCCAGTCAACGAACCACCCGAACCGAAGTCGCTAACGCCGGTCCAGATCGGCACATACGGGATCCCCGCATTGCCAGACAGCCACTTGTTCGCCGTAGCAGACCACCACTGGAGCGGGTCACTCGTGAGGTCCATCCGCCGAACCGTCAACCCGTCATAAGTTGTCAGGGCGTCACGCTCAGCCACCGACGACACAGGCAGGGGCGCGCCCGCAGCGACATACACGGCGGGGTTACGCACCACAGTCGGGGAACCACCGCCCGCAATCGGAACCGTGATCGTGCCAACAAGGAACGAGCGCGGCGGAAGAGTTGGGGCGGCGTTCGTGCCATCCTCAGCCCCGTAAGCGTAGACCGGGTTAGCGTTGATAGCCCCCGACCCGTCGCCCGCGCTGGAGTCGTTCACCTGAATGTAAACGATGTCCTTACGGGAGTAGGTGGAATTCGCAGCACGCATCGTCCCAGTCACGTTCGCGTCAGACGCCCAGCCATACATGCCCTGATGAGTCGACGCGCCGGGGTCAATCATCGCCGCACACGGGCCAAGCGTCCACGTTGTGCTAGTTGCTGTCAGAACGTTGCTTGGCGTGCCGACACGGAACCCGGACCGGCCACCCAACTGCCGGCCAGACCCGCCGCCATGCTGTGCCGCACGAGCCTGCCGCTCCTGCTGAGCTGTAACCGCAACACCATCAGGCGCCAAAAGTGTAATCGTCATATCAGTCTCCTAGGACCATGAAGGCTTTGTCGTCACTGTCAGGGAAGCGGTAGGGGAATAGTTCTGGGCTGAGAACGCAATCACGTTCTCGCCAGGGTCAAGGGAGAACCAGCCGCGGGAAGTGACGTAACCAGAACGCGGCGCCTGACCCTGCGCCAGAACCTCGCGCCGGTCCATGTCCACCGTCACGAACTCGCCAGCACCAAGAGCCAGTGCCGTAGCGAACGTGAGCGAGGCTTGCTTGCCCTGATGCGTGACCGTCCAACCACCCGCCGGCAATGGCCCATCAATCCGCAACCACGCCGGGGCTTGAGTGTTGCCCGGGTTATTGATCGTCACCTTGCCCGTGCCGCTAACACCCGTCCAGGTGCGCGGCCAGGTAGACGGGCGGATAAGACCGCCCTCGCTGAACGGGAGGCGGGTGCTTGCTGTTACAAGGTCACCGAACTTACGCGGATCCTTCGCGGAAACCAGGATCGAATACTCAGCCAGCTTGTCCGAATGCCACTTAGGGATAACCTCGCCCTTGCGCCGCACCGTAGCAGTCCGCAGCCGGCCCGACTCCAAAACAATGATGTCGAACGGTGCCAACGACACGGCAGCGTTTAGCCGATCGAACGCGGCCTCAATCGCCGCCACGTTCGCCCCGTGAATCAGGCCGCCCATAGTCAGGATCCGCGGCGTTAGGAATGACTCAGACTCAGTAGCCCCATGGGCCCGTGCCCGCTGTGTCAACTCCAATGTCGGGGACGGCGAACCATCCCACCCGTCAAGAGTCGTCAGCGACCAGCGCACCCCGAAACTATCCGTCTGCCCCAAGATGAA